TATCTTAATGAGAATGAAGTATATACGGAGATACAATTGAGTGAGGTCGGTGAGGGTACTTCTGAGCCATTTGAGTACGTAGAAAATTTTAGAAAAGGCGATACCTTCTCATACATGATTGATGCTTATACTGAACAAGATGATCTTGAAATGAGCATCCCTATTCGTTTACAAGCTATTTCTTTTAAAGAACGTGTTTCTGATGATATGGAAATGGATCGTGAAAAATATTTTGAATTTTTAGATAAACCTAAAGGTACTATCATAGATGGATATGAAATTATTTTCTCTATTGCTGATGCTAAATCTGGGAGTACATTTAATCTTGTTAATGATAGAGTTTATATGTTCCGCCTAATGGCTACTATTAAGAAAATTTTACAAAGTGAATTTGGTTCTAACCCACCTGATGTTTTAAGTTATTCCCCCACTAAAGAAGGTAATGAAGCAACAGAAGATACGGGAAGACATAAATTGTATTCTATTTTTATTAAAAAAGCATTCCCTAATGCTGCAATGTTTATAAACGACGAAGATGAAGAAATTTATTTTAAGCTTAAGTAGTATTGTTTTACTTTGTTGTACTGGTTGTGTAGGGCCTAAATCATGTGAGGCGTACGCTCAATGCGACGAATTGTATATTAACGATTATAACTGCGTAAGACCGCAAAGAAACATATATTCTCCATCATATAACACGTATAGAGATTATTACCCTAATACTCAGACTGTTTACTACTATTATCCTGCAATAGTTCAACCAACCCAACCAGTCCCTCAGGTTGAACAAAGACCTACAAGAAATGGGAATCGACCTGGTAGTACTACTCGAAATTCTCATAATTAATTATATATTTATCAATAAAAAGTAATGTTTATACCACACGAAGGGCCTGGAACTTGGCAATCGTTCCTTAAAAGAAAAGATAATATTGGGCTTCCTATTATGGAAGCAAAACAAAAATATCTTAAAGAACAATTATTCTTTGAGAGCTATTTGAATACCGTTAACACTATGAGTCCCTCTGTAGCCTCTTCAGCAGCAGGTAGTGGGGCTGCGGGTGGACCCTTACCTAGCAAAAATTTGGGGCAAGCCGTAAGTGCATTGGCTAATTCTTATAGATTTCATAACTTTGGAAATTCCTTAAGTGCCCCAGGTATTTTATATACTAAACTAGATCAAACAGTAGGGGGAACAAATGTATTTGCTTCTATTGTGGATTATGGTGGAGGTAATATTTACACTCTTTTAATAGGATATAATACTGTTGAGGGAAGATGGATGTATATGAATGCTTTAGCATATGATTATACTACAGTAACTAGTGAACAACTCCAAATTACATTAAATTCTACTTCTTTTGGAGGTCCTGATGCATCCTCTCCAACAGATATAACAAATCCTGTGGGTGCTTATGAATCTTTTGCTCCTAAAGGAGGAGATAATAATGTAAGTGCTTTTGTACCCGCTGATATGGATAGAGCAACTGCAATAAGTTTATATGGAGTAAATTGATGGTAGAAGAAATATTTATTTCTCCCAAAATAAAAGTAAAACCCTCATCCTTACATGGGATGGGGGTTTTTGCTATAGATTCTATTTTAGCAAATGAAGTTGTAGAAGTTTGTTATTGTACCATAGATGACTTATGGAAATACGAAACTACTATTTTAAATAAATATTTATTTAAGGGGGGTAGAATAGTATGGGGATATGGTTCTATTTATAATCACAGTTTTGAGCCTAATTTAGATTGGGAAGTATCTTTATCTAGTGAAAAAGTTATTATATTTAAAGCTATAAAAAATATAAAAATTGGAGAAGAGTTAACCCATTGTTATAATAAAGATACAAATACCTTTAAAAAGAAATATTTATCAACATGGCAACATCCTATACAAGATTACAATTAAGAAGCTTTCAAACCTCATCTACTGATTTCGCTGGTTCTACTGCTTATACTTTTACTTTAGAAAATAATAATAATTCTACAGCTTACTTTGCTATAGAAGGAAATGAGTATTGGAATGGTACTCGTTTTGTGTATAAGGATGTGTTCCGTTCTGCTTCTTTATCGTCATTATCTAATTGTACGGTAGTTAGTGGTTCTTCTAATGCTGCTTTTATAATTAACCCTAACGCTACTGCCACATTTAATTTTACTCCTACGGCTTTAATTGTTAAAGAACAAGTAAAATTTTCTGCACCTAATGCTATTGTGTATAGTGTAACAGATTTAACAGCTTCGGGTTCTTTATTGGGGGTAGATTTAGATATTAACCCTTAATTTTTTTTAAATCAATAATATGTATTAATATGATACCAGGAGTAAACGACCCAGGACCTTGGCAATGGTACGTAAAGCGACCAGATAATAAAGGTTTATCCATAATGGAAATTAAACGAAAGTACATGCATGAGCAACTTTTGTTTGAACAATATATTAGCACATTAAATACTTTAAGTACTGTAAGTACAGCTGCTGCAGGTGCTGCAGGAGGCCCTGCACCTGGTGGAGGGGGGACCCCTGAAACTCCTGAAGTGGAAATTTTAACAGAAAGTGGAGACATCATTTTAGCTGAAAATGGTGATTCTTTAATAACCGAATAAAAAATAATATTAAAAAATGGCAACTATAAAAATATCTGAATTAAATGCTTTAGCGTCAGGAAGCACTTGTGCTACTGCGGTACTCCCTATTGTAAATGATGGGACAACTGATAAAATTTCAATTACTGATTTAAAAGGAAAATTAAGAGGGACCACTAACCAAGCTTCGGGAACAAGTACAGTAAGTGGGGGTGATGGTAATGTAGTTACTGGTGATTTTTCTACAATAGGTGGAGGGTGTGATAACACAGTTGATGCTGGGGGTGCACCGTTTGCGGGTAATGGAACAATAGCTGGTGGTAGAGATAATCGTGTTACGGCTGCTAATTCAGCTATAGGTGGAGGTATCAGTAATTGTATCCTTGGATCAACTTCATATTCGAGTGCTATGGCTGGGGGAATTTATAATTCAATTTCTTGCTTCCAATCTGTAATAGGGGGAGGGAGGTTGAATTGCGTTTCGAAAGCCTCAGGAACAATAGGGGGTGGACAAAGTAACACAGTTTCCGCTGATGATGGCACTGTAGGGGGAGGGTCGAACAATACAGCATCCAGTAATCATTCCGCAGTACTTGGAGGAACTCGTAATGTAGCTTCTGGTGCATGTTCTATTATTGGGGGAGGTGAGCGAAATACAGCATCCGGGACATATTCTTCAATACTTGGAGGGTGTTGTAATGTAGCAAGTTGTGCGTGTTCAATGATTGCGGGACATAACATTACTTCAACGGTTGCTAACGCATTACACGTAAATAACTTAGTAATAACTTCATTACCAACCTCAGATCCTACAGTTGCGGGTCAATTATGGAATGATGCTGGGACTGTAAAAGTTTCTGCAGGGTAAATAAATTAAAATAATATAAAAAAATGGCACAATTTAATACATTACATATTTTTTCTTACGGAGAAACTCAGTTGGTAGCAGATTTAGATTTACCTCAAGGTAAAGTAGATTCTAGTAATTTAACTCATTTAGATTCTTTTGTAACCCACATTAAAACTTTCAAACCAGCTGATGTCGTTGAAGGGGATTATTATGTTATCCACATTTTTGAAGGAGGGAAAGTAAAATACTTAGGACAAGAAGATGATAAAGAATATAGTTTTGATTATTCTCAGCTAGATATTACATTATTAGATAATTTAACTAATGAAATAGTCGCAGCCCTTCCAACAGAATAAGTTGGATATTTAAATTTAGTTTCGTATATTACAGGTTATGGATAAATCATATTCAATTTTCCACCTTGAGGGTGGATTAGGAAAACACGTAGCAGCTACAGCAGTTGCAGAGTGTATAAAAAATAATTACCCTGAACGGGAATTAATAATAGTTTGTGCATACCCCGAACTATTTTTAGGATTAAATTTTGTAGATAAGGTGTATCGCATAGGCCATACACCTTATTTTTATGAAAATTACATAGAAAATCAGGATAGTTTAATTTTTAAACATGAGCCTTATTTTACTACTGAACACATTCATAAAAAATTACCTTTGATTGAAAATTGGTGTAAATTATATCAATTAGACTACAATGGTGAAACTCCTACATTAAAGTTTAATAAAAAACAAAAACAAATAGGATTAAATAAGTGGAGTAGGGAACGTCCCATAATGGTTATTCAAACTAATGGTGGAATGTTACAAGATCAATCTCATACTTATTCTTGGACTAGAGACATACCTCAAGAATTAGCTCAAAGTATAGTTAATCATTTTTATAATGACTACTACATAATTCAAATTTGCAGGCATGAACAACAAGTTCTTCAAGGTGTTGAAGCACATTGGGGTGATATGTCTAATATGGAATTGTTTTCTTTATTACTCCTTTCTGAGGAGCAAATTTTGATAGATTCTTGTTTACAACATGCTGCTGCAGCTTTAGGTAAATCTTCTACAGTTTTATGGATAGGTACTTCTCCTACAATTTTTGGATATCCTTTACATAACAATATAATAGGAAAATTACCTAAAGGATGGAAACTTCCTGATAGTTATTTATTTGATTATAATTTTGAGGGCATCCCCCATGAATGTCCTCTTATGGAAGAAGATGTATTATTTGATATAAATGAAATTATATCAAGTTTAAATACATCTAAAGGGACGTCATATTAAAGTCATACAAAAATTTGGCTGCGCAGGAAGCCGTTCGTATATTTACAGGGTAAGGTTGCGAGCGAGTCAAGACCGATCATTTAAATTAATTAGTTATGGAAGATTTGATGTTCCAAGCCCAACAAAAAGATGTTCAATTTTTGAATGACGAGCAGATCCGTGAGGTTTGCCCGGTTGCTTTCAGTGAGAAAGCGAGTAATGAAGTGAGTGAACATTATACTCACATTCCAACCAACCGTGTTATCAATGACATGCGTGAATTAGGTTGGGGAGTAATTGAAGCGAAACAGGTTGCTGCTCGTAAAAAGCAAACCAAAGGCTTCCAAAAACACATGCTTGTTTTCCGTCACCCAGATTTGATGGTTGAGGGAAAAGATGGTGATAATGTTTGGCCTCAAATCATTATGACTAATTCTCATGATGGTAAAAATTCATTTACGTTCCAAGCAGGAATGTATCGATTTGTTTGTTCAAATGGATTGGTAATTGCCGATGAAGAATTTGGTTCAATGAAAATTCGCCACATGGGTTATGATTTTGAAACACTGCGTTCAACAATTAATGAAATGGTTGAGAAATTACCATTGACAGTTGAAAGCATGAATCGATTCAAGAATACAGAATTGACGCAAAATCAAAAGTATGATTTGGCGCGTAAAGCCCTTGAAACTCGATTCAAAATCCAAGAAAACCAGAAAGTTGATCAGGTTTATAAGATTGACTTGGATGCATTCCTTACCCCCGTTCGTAAAGAGGATGAAGGAAATGATTTGTGGAGTGTATTTAATCTCGTACAAGAGCGTGTAGTTACAGGAGATTTTGATTATGTTTCCGGTGTTAAGATGCGTAAAGCTCGTGAGATTAAGAACTTTAAGCAAGATTTAGATGTAAACCAAAAGCTCTTTGAGGTAGCGAAGGAATTCGCAGCATAAGAGCACTGCCATGTTGTTTGAGGGGGGAGGAAGAAAACCTCCCCCCAATTTCAATTATACTTACTAAATGTCTATCAATAAAAACCCCTATACCATGAGTACTAAAGACGTAGTTGAAATGATTTTATCAAAAGCTGATGATTTTGAGTTGAGAAGTGAAGTACGATCTGAAGCTATGGCTATCTTAAAAGAAAATCCTAATATTGATACAGGATCTGCTTATCTAATGGCTGCTATTGAATGGGATGTTGCTTAATAAATGCATTTTAGAACAGTTAATAACCAAATTGTAAATCCTATTTCTTATACTGCTAAGATTATACAGGATAACCCATTTGCGGAAATTCATATTGGGACAGATTCCCAACGTAATGGAGAGGGTGTTTGTTATGTCACTGCTATTGCTTATCGTTATCCTATGAAGGGTGTGCATTATATTTATAAACGAATTCAAGTTCCTCCTATTAAGGATAATTTTACTCGTTTATGGAAAGAAACAGAAATGTCTTTAGATATAGCAGAAAAAGTTTCTCAAAACTTTCCCCGACTCCAACTATCTATAGACATGGATTATAATGACGATGAATATTATGCTAGTAATAAATTAGTTTCAGCTGCTAGAGGGTGGGCGAAGGGTTGCGGATATAAAGCTAATATAAAGCCACATAAACAAATTGCGACGAGAGCCGCAGATTACCATTGCAAATGAAATACTGGACATATACAACAACTATAGAAAACCTAGAGGTTAATTATATTTATGACCCGAATGGACATAAATAAAATATTTGGTGCTTTTGATTCTGAAAAGGATGATAATGGTTTTCCTATACCTAAATTTATAAAGAATATAGAAGAAAATCATCCCAAGTATTATTTAGGTATGTTTAAAAAATTAATAAACAACCACCTTAGCTATCAAAAAGGATTAATCCAAATGTTTCAGGCAGCTGATCCTAAATTAGATATGGGAGATATCAAAGCTGCTGGGGAGAATATGTTATATAATAGGGCTTGGGAATATATTAAAAATTATGATTTAAATGATGAGTATTCTCAAATTACTCTAAAAAAATCTAAATCCGTTGAACTAGAGCATGCATTTGTATCCGCTATAGTTTATTTTGAAAATCAGGAAGAGTATGAAAAATGTGCTTTTCTTAAAAAATTCCTTGATTTTTTAGATTCCGTTTCGTAACTTCAAATTAAATTTATGTAAAAATGTATTTTAGAGACCACATTACCAAAAAACTCGAGAACATCGAGGCAAAATTAAAGCACATCGAATTCCATACTACACGAGGGAATAAAGATGAGATTATTAAGACTAAAGAACAGTGTGAAGATTTAGTTGAGGAGATTAAAGCAGCAGTTCAACGTGAGCCTATGACTCCCAACGAACAAAACCGAGTATAATGCTTACAGCCGAACAAATCCAATCTAATTGGGAAGAATTCTGTGGGAATATTAATGCTCACATTTCTTCACCTCGCAAAGAAAAACTTCTTGAATTTTATGAAAAATATGCAGATCGCATTATGATGATGCCTGCTGCTCATAAAAAAGAATACCACAACGCTTTCCCAGGTGGTTATGTTGAACACGTTAACCGAGTAGTTCGTTGTGCTCTTAAACAGGCCAAATTGTGGGAAGAAGAAGGAGCAGATATGTCTACCTTCACTACTGAAGAACTCGTATTTTCTGCCATTAATCATGATCTTGGAAAAATGGGAGACGAAGAACATGAATCTTATATCCCTCAAACTGATAAGTGGAGAAAAGAAAAATTAGGGGAAGATTACATGTTTAATAAGCAAGTCCCATTTGCTTCAGTCCCTGATCGAGGTTTGTTTATGCTTCAATTACATGGTGTTCAATACTCATTTAATGAGATGATAGCTATCCAGACTCATGATGGTTTGTATGATAATGCTAACGAAAAGTATCTTAAGGTGTTTATGCCCGAACAAAAACCACGTACTTCACTTCCCTACATTCTTCACCAGGCAGATTTAATGGCTGCTCGTATTGAATTTGAACGTGAATGGTTACCTAAATTTAAAAATCCCGTGCCTACCCAGGAAGAGAATTTTACATTGTCGAAAGAATCTAAAAAATCAACAAAAGACAAAGCACTTTCACAACTTGAAAGTAAAGGACTTAAAGATTTATTTGATAAACTATAATGGAAATTATTATTATAAGTATATTAGGTGTATTGGTTGTAGCCCTCGGGTTTACAACCTTTAACCTTCTCAAGAAAAACGAAAAGCAGGAAGATATTCTTGCTAGTTATATAACCTATCTCGATCAATTTAGTAGAATAATAGAACTCTCAGATGAAAAGCTTAAAAAAATTGATGAACGAGGAATTTTTAAGAGTGATGATGAGATAGGGTTCATGTATGAGCAAATCAAAGAACTACAGAGAGTTCTATCCAATTTTAGGATAGAAAAATTATGAGCACATTACCCCCAAGAAAAAGAAAGAAAAAAACAAAAAATCAATATTTTACCCAAGCAACAGAAGATGCTATAGTAAGATATAATAATTGCGGTGACCCCGAAGAGCGTAGTGAGATCTATCGTAAAGATATTCACTATGCTTTTTTTAAACTCACCGAAAATATAATCCATACTTTTAAATTCTATTATACCGAAGTAAGTGATATTGAGCATTTACAACACGAAGTAATTACGTTTTTATTAGATAAAATTCATTTGTTTGATCCTACACGTGGGGCAAAAGCATTCTCATACTTTGGGACAATTGCTAAACGATATTTGATTATACAAAATACTAAAAACTATAAGAAAAGAATAGATAAGGCCCCAGTCGAAGAATTACATCATAATTTAAAATACTCATATGATATAGATTATGATCCTATGGAAAAAGATAGGGATTCTATTTTTATGGATGAGTATGTAGATTATTGCAATTCAGTTCTTCCTGAACTATTCCCTAAATTAAAAGATGCCCAAATAGCAGATGCTATACTATCTATATTTGCTTCTAGAGAAAATTTAGATGTATTTAATAAGAAAGCACTTTACATTTATATAAGAGAAATGGTGGATGCTAAAACCCCACAAATTACTAAAGTAGCTACTAAATTAGGGGTAATTTATAAAGAACACTATATCTTTTATAAAGAACACGGATATACTAATTTTGAGGATACCTCATATTTATAAACAAAATAAATATGGGACAATTAGATAAAAAAATATTTGGTAGGAAAAAATTCTCTGATATTTTAGAAGAGATTTATCTTAACCAAAAGAAAAAAGAAGAGCAGATTTCTACCCTTATATCTGAGTTGAAACCTTTAATTCAAGATATTGGGGATGCTACTTTGGTTGTACCACTTTTAAAAGAATATTTGGAAATTTCTGTCAAAAATGATGAGCAACTCATTAAAATGGCTACTATCATCCAACGTGCTGTAAATAATGAAGGGCAAGATGATGGTAATTTTGGTATGACAGAAGATGAAAAACAACAGTTATTGAATGAAGTAAAGAAATTCAAAGACGATAAAAAATAATGCCTAATCTAGAATATGGCATATCAGGACTTTCTCAGGGAATA